GGCTCTTCCGCTAATATTTCGCGGGTGTTGATGGGAGAACAGTAAATCCGCTTCGATACTATCATCCGGAAGAACTTTTTGAATCCTTCCATTAACGATAGGTTACGAGCATGGATTTTTCTCTTGTCACATGGTTTGAGCGGTTAGCTACCGACTTCAGCCTCGATCCGCTGACCGTTAAGTACTGTACAAATCGCATAAAAAACGAAGGTGCAGTTTTCTTAACTTCAGTCCTTCCTTCTTTTGGGAAAGTGTTGCTGTACGCTCTCGAAACTGGGTCATTCCGTTCATCACGGGATGATCTCCGTTTCGGGCCGAAAGGTTTCACTTCCATTCAGAAACAAGGTGGGCTCCTCAAGTACTTTAGAGGTTACCTAATGCAGATCTTTTCTGTAGACGGGACACTTTTAGAGAATCCTTGTCCTGTTGCTATCTATGCTTTACGGCAGATATGCGAGTATTTCTATAAGCTCGCCGTGCCTTTTTCAGAAGAGCAGCTCCAGGAATCCGAAAACAACTTCGTTGCTACGGAAAAAGAGGTAGCCGACGCGCCACTTGATTGGCAGTTCGTCGACCAATTAAGAAAGGACTTGCTCAATAACTACAAAGATGTAGCCAATGTCAACATTAATCAAATTTTTGACGCGGCCAAACCGCGAGCAGGTCCAGGTACATATAGTACGCGGTTTCTCCACCGAACAGATATTGGCAAAATGCGAGTTGCCGAGCCCGTTATACGGCCCGTTTCTCGAATTCGCCTCGAACGTCCGTTCTTTGAACGACGAGGACATTACAGTCCTGTGGATCTGTCCGTGGAAGGAGTGTACAAGCCTTACCCAGGTTGTCCTAAGCGCATACTGCGCCGATACACACACAAATCTGAGCATGGACCTAAGTTCATTATTGAACCAAAGACCGGTGTTCGTTTTGCCACTGTGGGACGGGGTTTACGTACTTGTCTAACCGCTGTGGAGCCAGTGAGTGAGGTTCTTTTTGTCCCCAAAGATTCACGGGGCCCACGAGTAATCGTGCGCGAACCTTACGATCTGCTAATCCACCAAATGGCGTTCCAAGACTGGTTGATCCCTGTGTTAGAGAAATCTACGCATGGACACATTCAGTTTCTCGATCAGACTAAGTTCCGCGAACTCGCGAGAGAGGGATCTCTCAACGGCAAGTGGGCCACGCTAGATCTCAAGGAGGCTAGTGACAGAGTTTCGTATCGCTTGATAAAGCATCTTTTCAAAGATTGCCCTGGAGTACGCGAGTTTCTATTTCGCTACCGCACCCATTTCACTTGTCTGCCCAGCGGACAGGTCCTTCGACTAGCCAAGCTATCGGGGATGGGATCAGGCTTTACGTTTCCTCTTATGAGTCTCTTAATTCACCTCTCCATTGTACGTGGGATTGTTAATCATGCGCACATCTCTTACAAAGAAGCCGCCAAGCACGTGTTCGTTTACGGGGATGACATTATTGTATCCTCGCGATATCGAACGGTTGCTGAACAGTCGCTCCAGAAAGTTGGCCTCAAGGTCAACATCTCGAAGAGTTACAGTTCTGGTGGTTTTCGTGAGTCTTGCGGCGGTGATTATTTCCACGGAAATGACGTCACCCCTGTCCGACTTCGTCTTTCTAGCGCTGAACTTTTCGTTAGTGGCACAGCTCTTTCTGTTAAAGGATCTTTTGATCTTCTTTCAATTGAGCGACATGCCCGCGAACTTGTTCGTGCTGGGTTTTCGAGAGTTCCGGATTATCTTTATGGGGTACTTGAACGGTGCCTCAGGGTAACGCTACCTAAAGTGGCTGGTGAATCCCCCGTCCTTGGACGGTATACCATGTCAACGCCCAATTATCCTATGGATGAGACTGGTGCGTATGGAGAGATCCGAGCGCTACTCCCTGTAGCGAAGACTTTTGAAGGATACGAGGACCCCTATGTGTTTCTTGCTAAAAGCCTTGGGCGGCAGGTGCCGTCTTTTAAGCCATTGCTTGAAACCTTAGGACCTCCAAAGGATCGCGGATTATATGCGATGCCCCGTACCGTCCGGTATCGCTGGACCGATTTATCGGCCTTCCGACTGATGGGATAGCTCCTCGGAGCTATATAGTGTGAGACCGCATTGGCGGCCCG